GACCGAATGCTGGACGCAATTCGTCGTCGGTAATACCCACGGCAATTGACGTTGCAGTTATGTAATCCTCAACCCTTGCAACCTGTGCGGTTGTGGCGTTGGTTGTCGCCTTAATTGTTTCGGCTAACTTCTCCTGTGCCAATGCGTCTTGCGCGGCTGCTTTTACCGCGTCAGCTGCGAATGCAAGTGCGGCAGTACCAGCAACCGCAAACGCCAATGCAGCCTTCTTGCCAAATTCTGTTGCCTTATCGCCAAACGTTTGAGTTTCCTTGCTTGCGGTATTTAAGCCCGCGACAAGGTCTTTTGTCTCAGCAAGAATCGATAATTTAAGGGTTCTTGAACCTGCCATTTAGTCGTACCTCTTAACTATCGTCGAAAATGCCTGTTCCCACTTTGTAATGATCTCAGGTTGCACTGATCTTAGCGTTGGGTAGATAAACCAACCGCGCGACCCGCGACCCTCACGCCCTGACCAAACTGGGAATTGCTTATAGCGATTTGAACCAAATTCTGAACCGCCCCACAATTGTTGCGTCGTACCGCCACCGCTTAACTTTTGCCCAGCAAAACCAAAACTGATTTCACCAATTTTTGACGACTTTGAAACCTTTGAACCTTCAGCGACTTTATTGTCCAAACGGTTACGGGTCAGATTACTGGCTGCGCTGACGATCTTGCCACGAACAAAATCGGCAAGCGCACTCGACGTTTGTTTCGCCTGTGAAATTGCTTCGTCGTCCATTGCCTTGAATGCCCGCGTGATTGAACGCAATTCGGCTTTGTCGTAAGTGATTGCCTCACTTGCCATTGTTGCGCCTCTCCATGATTTCAATGACTGTCAGAATGTCCTCAGCACTTTCGAAATCGTTTGGGTGTAGCCCTGTTGCTAAGGCTACCTCCCAAACTATTCGGCTTAGACTTCCGACGGGATAACTTTTGGGCTTGCTTCACCGACAACCACGTCAGCAATTGTTTCCGTCCAAACTTCAAGTGTTTTGATCGGCTTGCCAGCTGCTTCGCGCTTCATTGCGTAATACGCAAGAAAAACAAGATCGGAAATTCCGATTCGTTCCTGCGCCTGTGCAATGGTGTTGCCTGTGTGCTTTTCCCAACGAACCCACTCAGGGGGAGCGGCAACGTATGTCGCTTGCTCACCGCTGGTGAATTCGATCGTGATTGGTAGTTTCATTTTGTCTCCCGATTGTTTGTATTAGAACGCTTCGGCTGGTGTACCGATAACGGTGAACGATAGTGACACGGTTTGCGCGTCTGGTGCAGTACCGCCTGCGCTTGGAAACGCTGGCAAAATTTGGAATGTAAATGTTGCACCGCTTGTTGCAGTCAACACTGTTGAAATTCCTGTGTTTGGTGCTGATTCTGTTGCGTTCCATAGACCTTCGCATAATGAACCAGTTGCGCCCCAATCTGCAAGCATTTCAACGTCGAAAGAAAATTGATCGTCAATGTGTCGATAAACTTTTCCGTCCAATGTCTGATAAGTCTCGATTGTTGGGCTATTTGATAGGACTGCGCTTGTTGCCTGTGCGTCGTAAACATTGCCACCAATAGTAAAGGTGATGTCGCGCCCAGTAATTACCGTTGTTGGCATTTTTACTCCTTAGATTGTTTGGGTGTAATACGTTGAAACGTTAATGTCAGCGACGAGCATTGGTGATTGACCTACTTCAAGCACCGTTGGCTTTTCAACAACGCCAACAACGTATCCCGCTGGCATTGCAGCGAGAATTCCTATGATTAGTTTTTCCAGATTGTCCAGTGAACCTGCGTTGCTATTTGAAGCAACAATGGCAGTGATCGCAAAATTGATCTTGACTTTTGTTTGTGACTTGCCCAGCAAAACAACTTCCATGTACGGCGAATCAGGAACGACCACGATTGCGGGTGGAATCGGTGCTTCGGGCACGCTTGGGTAAATGTTTGCAGCAAGTGCGCTAAATGCGTTGGCTAAGGCTGCGCGTGTATCGGAAACGGCGTTGGCTGGCATTTATTGAACGACCGTCTCAACGTCTAAAAACGGCATAAGTAACGTGGACACGCGATTGGTCAAACTGCGTCCCATTCTGTACGGCGTCGAAGCAAAATCGACGCCCTCGATCTGTCCACCCGCTGCGACGCGTGATTGAAAAACTTCAACGCTGACTGCAAGCACGGCTGATTCAATTGGCGCACTGTTGGCATAGATTTCAGCTGCGGAATAGCCCGAAAGTGTTGCCGTGCCTGTTGGAATAATGTCACGCAATGTAACGTCCGCGCTGGTAATTGCTGCGGTGAAATGAAATTCTTTAACGTCAACGACTGTGACGGTTGCTGAAAATGGTGCGGGTAATCCAGTGACGACCACTGATTGACCAGCAACAAAATGATGTGCGCGTTGCGTGTAATACGTCGCGACGTTAGATTCTAGTTTGTAAGCGTTAATTGCTGAAGTGTTTGCAACCAGCATGGGCAAAATGACCGCTTCAGCGGTGTTGATAATTTCGTCTAAATAACTGTCTGGATAAAGTGAAACGGAAACGCCAAGCACGCTGCGCAATTGCGCCGTTGACACAATACTTGGCATTTCCGTTCCTCTCGACTGCTGCGCTACGTTCGGGAGTGACCGTAGCGCATGATTAGTTTGTTTTTGTTACGCCTTGTTATTCTTAAACGCGCCCGCTGCGATCTTTGTCGCAACTGCACCGAATGAATAAACACCGACTGTGATTGAACCGTCAGCGGTTGATTCTGCGCGTAACTGGTATGAAGTTCCTTCGTACCATGTGTAAGCGTCTGGGTTAACAACCAAGATTGTTCCGTCTCCGTCGCCACCGTTTGTTGGGTCAACGTATAGGTTCAAGCCCGCGACGTTTCCTTGAAGTGATGTTGGCACTACTGCGCCACCAGCGTTCATTGGATTTGAAGCGGTGTAAATTGGACGACCTGCGTCGTTCAAGCCCATGATGTTTGACCACTGACCTGTTGAAACGATCATGTTGCGTGCAAATGGATTTGCAAGACCTGCGGTTGCACCATAAACACTTGCTGCACCGCGTGCGGTGATTCCAAGTAGTTCAGCAGCCGTTGGGTATGTTGCAACTGTTGTTGCGTCAAGTGTTGCATTTGAAATTAAAATGCCGTTGACGTATGAGTTCTGCGCCTTAGCCATTGCTGCAACCATGTTGCGCAATAGTTCGTCATAGAACAATGGGCTAGTGCGTGTCAATAATTCTACGCTAAATTTTTGCTGACCCGCAAATTTTTTGACGTCCACTGATAAGAACGCGCTGTTTTGATCGGTTTCAGAAAATGCAGCGTCTTCGGCGACAACTGCAACTGTTGGTGCAACTGTGATCTTAGGAATTTCAAAAGTCATTCCAGCGTCAGGCAATGCACCGCGAGAAATCGCGTCAATGCTTGGGCGAATTGTTGTTGATAGTCCGTTGATGACTTCAGTCAACTGACGTGTTGGAACAAGTCCAGCGTTGTCTGTTGTGTTGTCAGCTGCCAAAACGTATTGACGCGCTGATTCGTCGCCTGTTGCAGCAAGAACCTTGTTTTCTAGGTACTTTGCAGCAGTGATTTCAATGCGTGGTGTTGCTTTCCAACCACCCACGGCGTTTGATTGTGCGGTCACTGACTGTGCGGCTTCTACCGTCTCGACGGTTTCCGCGTTTGTGACGGTGTTGTCCACTTCGTCTCCTTCTGTTGTTGGTGTGACTTCAGGTTCGATTGTCGAATCTGAAACTTCATTTTCGTCAGCGGTTGTTGCGGCGACTGATTCGACGCGTGCTGATCTGATCGCGGGTTCGCTAGTTAATGCAACACCAGTCAATTCACCCGCAAGAATTCTGACTGTTCCGTCTTTAAGTGTCTCGTATTCGTCAAATGAGACTTCTACGCTAAATCCGTCGCGCAAACCCTCTTGCGCTTCAACCAATGCGTCAGTTCCCGCAGTGGTGTTTGCAATTTTGAATGTTGCGTCGATACCTTCGGCACTTGATTCAATTGAAAGTGTTTTGCCAATGCGACGTGTGCGATCATGTTCAAGATTAAGCAAAACCGCCGTTGGTTCAATTGAACCCGCTGCAAATTGAACCTTGCCAATTGAAGCGTTGCCAGTTTCCTCGAATGTAACAATGCGACCGGTGATTGTGCGACTGTTTGAATCAGCTGCGGTGATTGTCATTGGTGTGATTACTTTTTTCATAGCAGTAGATCTTCTTCCTCGCGTATTTCGTCGATCGACATTGCGCCGATTCGATTTAAGATTTCATAAACTTGCGCGCGCTCGTATGGATTGCCACGCAAGAAATCATCAAGATCAAAACGCACTTTGTTTCCTGCTGGTGTGAAATCAGCAAACGAAAGGCGTTCCTCAATTATTGACATGTAATTTCTAAACGCAAAATCTACAAGGTCGCGACGCTTGTCTAACGCGTTTGAATAAGTAAATGTCGATTGTTGCGCGTCTGTAAAATACGCTGGAAGTCCAGCGGCGCGCGATAATTCAAGTGCAACATAATTGCGCGCTTCGTTCAATTGTAAATTCTTTGGGTCATACCCAAGCGTTTCCAACGTGACGTCCGCATTTAAAAATGCCGTTGAACGCGACGCTCTTGCAGTTTTCCAAGCGGTCAATAACTTTGAAACGCGATCGGCTGGCAATGATGTTCCGTTTGATTTCAAAACCATTTGTGGAATTGGCTCGACTGCAAAATTCATTGCAGCGCGTTCCAACGCTGCGGCTGCGCGAATCGTACGACCTGCGCGACTTAGCAAACCTTCTTGAAAACCTTGAAAGACAACAAGGTTGGCTGG